CGCCGCCAGGCGGCGGTCCGCGGGACGATTTATGGCATTGAGGGCATCGGGAAGACGACGCTCGCGACGCAGTTTCCTGCCCCCCTGGTGCTCGACACGGAGGATGGCACGAACCACATCGACGTGGCCCGTGCGTCCATCCACGACTGGAAGAGCCTCACGCTCGCGCTCACTGAGCTCGCCGTGAACGCTCAGGGGTTCAAGACGATCGTGATCGACTCGGCCGACTGGGCCGAGAAGCTGCTGATCGAGTGGTTGCTGAAGACGAGCGGAAAGAAGTCGATTGAAGACTTCGGCTTCGGCAAGGGCTACACGATGGTGGCCGAGCACTGGACACGATTTCTTGCGTCGTGCGACGTGTTGATCGGCCAGGGCATCAACGTCGTGTTCGTGGCTCACTCGACGGTGAAACGAACCTCCCCCCCGGATCAGACCGACGGGTTCGACCGCTATGAGCTCAAGCTCACGAAGCAGTCGGCGCCGCTGCTGCGTGAGTGGTGCGACCTACTGCTGTTCTGCCACTACCGCACCAAGCTGGTCGAGGGCAGCGACGGCCGGCTCAAGGCCACCGGCGGCAAGGATCGTGTGATGCACGCCGAGCATTCGGCGGCGTGGGACGCGAAGAACCGGTTCGACCTGCCGGACGAGATGCCGATGGACATCGGCCAGCTGCAGAGCATTTTCGCCGGGCCGGCCCCGGCGGCTGTGGGTGGTGCGCACCGCCCTGCAAAAGTGAAGGCCCCCCCGGGGGTCGACGCACAGTCGCCGGCTGCCGGTTCGGAGGAGACGCTGCAGGATCTGATCGAGCGACACATCGCGGACGCCAAGAGCGTTCGCACCCTCGGGAAGATTGGCGACAGGATCGACGCCCTGCTCTCCGAGGGGCAGTTGACGGACGACCAGGCCGACGTGCTGACGAAGGCCGTGGCGGCCAGGCACGACGAGCTCGAGCCGAAGGAGGTCGCCAATGTCATGGTCTGACAACCCACCGTGGAAGGTCCGCCAGGACCAACGGGCCGAGCTCATGCGACGAATCGCAGCGGTCACGCGGGCGTATGAGTCGCAGGATCTCGCGTTCGACAAGGCCAAGGATCAGATCGAAGAGCTTTTGAGCGGTGACGCGGCCCGCATCGTGCGGGTCGGCAACAGGACACACGAACCGGAGATTCAATCATGAACTGGGACGAATTCGGCGAGGACGATTTCGAGGCTGGTGAGACGAGCGAGCAGGGCTTTGTGCCAGACGGCACGCACGTGGCAGAGATCAAGTGGGTTGGCATCCAGAACAAAGAGTGGGCGAAGAACGATCGCAACCCGGAGGGCAAGGTGCTCACCGTGAAGCTCGAGGTGTCGGCCAAGTACAAGCCGGTGTGGGAGAGCATCCCGTGCCACCAGCGTGGCAAGGTCGAGCAGCTGTGCCGCGCAGCACGAATCGATCCCCCCCGGGGTGAATGGGACGAGCGCGAGCTCAAAGGCCAGATGGCCACAGTCGAGACGGTGCTGGCCCTGAGCAAGGCCGGCAACGAGTTCGTGAAGGTCGTGGCGTGGAAGCCGGGCGCGGAGCCGTTGCCGAAGGCCGTCCGTGAGGCGGCGCCACGCAAGACGCTGCCGCAGAAGGCGAAGGCTGAGTTCGTGGCGAACGGTGGCGGCGACGACATCCCCTTTTGAAGCAGGAGCAGCGTCATGGATGACGAGCCAGACGAGGATCGCATGCAGGCCCGCCGCCGGCACAACCGGCTCATGGCGGACCTCGACAGGATGATCGCGGAAAAGCCGCAGCCGGTTCTGCAGGAGCCGCCGGCGCCTGAGATGCCGCCGCTGCACCCGCGGTTCGCGCGGTGCGTCGGGCGGTGCAGCCCAGCCGGGCAGGACGAGTGGAGCAACAGGATGGCCCACAAGTACGGAGGTGAGCATTGAGCGATTACTACTCAACCACCGTCGACTACGGGCCGCTGTTCTCTGCACGGAAAACAGACCCCCCCACCTCTCACGCCGCGGCGAGGATCAATCGAACAGGCAAGAAGTGGAAGGTGCTCGAGGCCCTGCGGCTCGGGCCGGCCGGGCAGACAGAAATCGCGGCCAGGTGCGGGCTGGTGCCGCACGAGGTCAACAAGCGGCTGAACGATCTGCGGAATGACGGGCTCGCGATGCACACCGGGAAAGAGGTGCGGAATGCTGGCGGGTTGCTTGAGAACGAATGGAGGTGCGTGTGAACTCGTTTTTCGTGGAGTGCGTCGATTATTGGTCAGCGCGCATCGACGAGAGCGACGTCGGCGTTGACTGGTGCGATGCTGCGGAACGCTGCTGGAGATGCGGCTTGAAAACAGGATCGCTGCAGCGGTGCCACATCGTAGCGAAGCAGTTCGGCGGCGACATGGTTCCGAGCAATATCGTTTTGCTGTGCCGCGAGTGCCACGACGAGCAGCCAGACGTTACCGATCCGCGCGAGGTGTGGCGTTGGATCAAAGAAACCCGCCCCCGGTATGGATACGGCACGCTCAAGCTTGAGCGTGCCCTTGAGATTGCCATGTCTCGAGGCGTCGATCTGTCGCTTTTCGACAAAGCAAAATCAGAAAAGCTACTCGAGGATCACGCTGGACTCCATCTGATGCAATCCGGATCGGGATGCCGCATTAAGGCTTCGACGATTGCGTGGGTGATTGAGCAATCATGCCAACAGGAGGCCACGGATGGCACGCGCCCGCAACATTAAACCTTCATTCTTCAAGAATGAATTTCTGGCAGAATGCGACCCGCTGGCCCGGCTGCTGTTCGTCGGCCTGTGGACGCTCGCCGACCGCGACGGCCGGCTGGAATGCCGCCCGCTGCGGATCAAGGCGGAACTATTTCCGTATGACAACTGCGACATCGTCGCCATGCTGGGGCAGCTGCAGGCCCGCGGTTTCGTCGTTGCCTACGAGGCCGGCGGCAAGAAAATCCTCGAGATACCGAAGTTTGGTGAGCACCAGCGGTGCCATCCGGAGGAGCGTTCTGAAGGCCTCCCCCCCTGTGAAGATGGACAAGCCGTGTTTTTTCCCGGCGAGCCGGGAAATCTCCCGGCGAATTGCGCCTCTTTCCTCTTTCCTCTTTCCTCTAATCCTCTTCCCTCTACTGCTCCGAGCAGCGCCGCTCCGCGGCCTCGCTCGCAGCCAGCCGATCCGCTTCGGTGGTCGGACTCAGGCTGGGAGGGCATCACCGACGCTGACCATGCGGAATGGTCACAGGCTTACCCGGCGGCTGACCTTCCCGTCGAACTCGCCAAGGCCCACCAGTGGCTCAAGGCCAACCCCAAGAAGGCACGGAAATCGAACTGGCGGAAATGGCTCACCACGACGTGGTTGACCAGGTGCCAGGATCGTGGTGGCACCCACCGAGAGGCTGCACGGCCGGCGGCGACGCCGCCGGTTGACGCCGCGAAGAAGCGGTTCTTCCGCTCTGACTCGCAGCGAAGCATGACCGACGCCGAGCACGCTGCTTGGCGTCGAGATCGCAGGAATGGCGGCCTGGCGTCGTCCGTGGCTGCATCACTGAAAATCACCGACGAGGCAACAGCATGAACACCCTGCAGCAGATCCCAGTTTCCAAGTCGGCCGGCACCACGGCCAAGCAGCTCGAGCTCGTCGGCGTGATCCGCCGGCTCACGGCCGAGGCCGACGGGCTGCCGCCAACGGTTCGCGAGTTGTCGACCGCCACCGGCACCAACGTGGCCGACATCCAGCAGAAGCTGAACCGACTGCGGCGGGACGGTGTTGTTATTTGGCGTCAGGGCAAGGCACGTACACTGCGAGTCATCGGAGGCTGAAATGTCCCCCCACCTCATTGCGATCTGCGGCGTGATTTATTTGGTCGTGGCCGTCGACCTGGCGGTGCACGGCAAGACGGGGCTGGCGATCGCGTATGCGGGGTACGCGTTTAGCAACGTCGGGCTCTACATGGCGGCGAGGTGACGCATGGGACGCATGAGCCGGCAGAAGGGAAAGAGAGGCGAGCGGGAGTGTGCCGCCGAGCTCGGACATCTGCTGGGCGTCGAGGCCCGCCGGGGCGTGCAGTTTCAGGGCGGGCCGGATTCGCCCGACGTTGTGCTCGACGGCGTCGCGATCCACGTCGAGGCCAAACGCGTCGAGCGGCTGCAGCTGTGGGCCGCGATTGAGCAGGCGAAAAAAGACTCCCCCCCCGGCAAGACTCCTGTGGTGTGGCACAAGGCTAACCGGAGGGGGAGCGTGGTGATCGTCGAGACTGCGATGCTCGTGGACCTGGCCCGCGAGATCGTGCGAGCTACTTCGTGAGCCGCGGCCGGCCCATGCCCGGCTGACGCTGAAAGTTTTCGGCGTCAGACCGCAGCACAAAATGCTGGCCGTCGATTTCGATTCCCGGGAAGGTCCCGGCCACGATCATTCGATTCAAATACGCTCGCGTCACCCCAGCCAGGTCCGCAGCGGTGCCGACACGCACGTATTTGGTGGGATCGATCAGCTTGGGCTTGCTCATGTTGCCGACGGCTGCACGCCGCCCTCCCCTGGTACCATCACGTCCTTCACGTTGAACTTGTTCAGACGCAGCACGGCGCCGGTGCCAGGCATCCTGACCTCGAGCCAGCCGCGGCCGGTTTCAAGGTCGACATCGTAGGCGGTTTTGCACCCCCACATGGTTTCTAAGAAACTCATCCTTCCCTGGAACTCGACGAGCAATTCATCCGACGGTGGGCTGGGCATGTCTGAACCTTTCTGCGTGGTGGCGTGGAACTGTTGGAGATTATTGCGTGACAATCGACAAATATCCAGTCGGAAATACTGGTGTGGCGCCGGAAGTTTTTCTGCTGTTTTTTCTGACAATTTCCGATAAGCTTTTTGGTGGCTGCAGCCACTCAAAGCCGCCGCGGAATTGCAAAAAAAAATGTCAGAGGAATCCCATAGCAGGAGGCTTTGGAAATTCGGTCTGCCAAATCGGCAAGCCCCCACCCAAGGGGGGTAGCCCCCCTTAGTGGGGGTAACCCCCACTAAGGGGGGGTATCCGAAGCACCCCACCGCGTGGGGGGAAGCCCCACGGCAGGGGGGGTGTTGCTCCGCCGGCCGTCGTCGGCCGGCGACGCGTGCACATTTCTCGGGCATGCATGCTCGTTTCCTGTTTTTCGTGTGGTCGATCGTGTCTCGGCTTGTGCGCGCGCAGCTGGTCAAGTCTGCCGGCCGGATTTTCTACGTGCACGGCCGGCCGGCCCAGCTGGTCGGCTGGTCCGTGGTCGATCGTGCACGAGCCCGGCCGGCCGTCGTGCGGCCGCTGTGCTCGTGTGGTGTGCTGTGGTGTGCTGCGGTGTGCTGCGGTGTGCTGTGGTGCTCGTGTGGTGTGCCCGGACGCGCACGAGCCCGTAGGGGCTCGTGCGAAGCGTCGCGGGCTCGTGTTGTGCGGCCGTGCACGCCCGGGCGCCTGCAGGGTGCTCCCCTGCGTCGCCACGTGGCCACGGACGGCCGGTGTGGTTTGTAAGTCTATGGGCATGCCGGCGCCTGCCCGCGGCCGTCAACGGCCGCGGACGTCGCCACGTGAGCCCGTGCACGAGCGCCGGCCGGCCCAGTTAGGCCGACGTCGCATGCGTGCACCAGGTCAACGCGTTACCCCTGGAAGTCTGCAATGTAGGCCAGCTGGTCGGCCAGCTGGTCGGCCGTCATATGCTCGAGCACATCGCGGTCCGTGAAGTCTAGTTCGGCGCCGGACCGCTCGAGCACGGCCACGACGTGGGCCGCCGTCAACGGGCTCGGCCGGCAGTTGAAACAATCGCAGGCGCCAGTAACGGCGCAGCATTCAAGTCGCAGCATAGGAAAGCCTCCCCCGGGGGGTGTGATGGTGTCGGCCGGCCCAGTGTGGGCCGGCCGTGCATGACGTCAACGGCATGCCGCATGCCGCCCTAGTGCACGTGCACCAGGGCGGGCAGCGGCCGGCCGTTATGCCAATTCGATGACGGCAGTACCCTGCCGTACCAGTTCCCCGACAAACATAGTTCCCCGTGGTCCGCCCGGGATAGACTTCGCAAAACCGGTATCTCGAGCGTTTTTCTTCGCAGCTTTCGACCCCTTCAATCGCAGCCCGACGGCAACGCTACGGCCGTCATACTCGGGGGTCCGAAGGTCGTGCACGTCGCCATCCCGGACGTCAACGGAAAACTCCTCCCCCGTGCTCTTGGAGCGGAACAGGATACGCTCGGGCAGAACACCAAATCGCCCCTTCGCACCAGTTTTGCGGCAACGATACTGGGGGTGGTACCAGCTATCGAATACCACGATCAGGTTGACGCGTAGGGCGTTCAGCCTCTTGACCTGGTCGAAGGTGCTCTTTTCTGAAACGGAGAACGAATAGTGTTCGTTCGCTGGCCGCATGCCACGGGCGTATTGAATGCATCGCTCCTCAAATTTTGTGTAGTGGTAGAACACGGCCGTCGGGAAAAGCGTAGGCAATTCCGTTCCATGCTCAATGTCCGATGCAGTGTTTAATCGAATATGAGCACGGGCGCCGAGCCGATCGGCTTTCCTGACGATCGCGCGTAGCTCCTGACGGGCGCGAGCGTAGAACCGATCCGGCCGATACTTGAACAGGCCCGTTCGTGCTCGAGCAGCTGCCCGGACCGCGGCGCCTGTTGTGCGGCCGGCAAACTGCAGGACGCAGCTATTGAAGCATCCTTTCGTAAGGTTGCCGCATACGTTGACGAAACCGGACCAGAAACCAGGAGCAAGGCTGATTCCCTGAGCAAACACGGGGGAACCACCGGGCAATTTTGTGAGTTTGGCATTCTCTCCGAAAAGGCTCTTGACGGCCGTATCGAAGTCTTCCCGGTATGCCGTCATGCGTGCACGGCGCACAGCTGCCATTGCGGCCGCATGTTCGCGGATTTCATCGGCCGACGGCGTGACGTTGACGGTATCGGTGTTCATTACGTTAGCTGTGGACATTGTGGGATTCCTTTGCGCGTGGTTTGCGGCCGTCACAATCGCGGCCGACGTCATGACTATATCCGATCGGATACAGCACGACAAGAGGGATCGACAATCGGCCGCGGAATTCTTGAAACAATATCCGGTCGGACAGTTAGGTTTTGAGAATGCGTGCACGAGCTCGAGCACGATGACGCGTCAACGTCAGCGCGTGCGCAATTGCTCGAGAAATGATCAGAGGGTACAACACGTGCACGCATGAACACGTGCACGCATGGCCACCAAGCCCCTCGGCGGTGGGGTGTCTGCCAGTACCCCCACAGCAGGGGGTACGCACCCCACCTAAGGGGTATGCCAAAGTGGCATGCCACCAATGGGGGGTGGGTCCTTCCCGCCCCCCAGCCGCAGGCTGCCCCGGCTGCGAACTCCCCCTCTGCGTCGATTCACTCCCGAAACCTACCCACAGAAAAGACTTATGGCCAGACCGAAGAGCGCAGATCCGGCAAACAGCCGCGAACAGAAGCGTCTGGCGGACGTCGAGCGGTCCCGCGAACGCACCCGAAAAGGCTCCGACATCGGCGAAATCCCGCCGGTCATGAACCGCGAACGCCGCGACGCGTGCGGCAAAAGCCTCCTGCTGTTCCTCACCACCTACTTCCCCTACTCCACCGGCCTGTCGCCGTTCAGCGACGACCACAAACGCGTGATCGGCCGCATCGAGGACTGCTCGACTCGCGGCGGCCGGTTCGTCAATGCGGTCTACCGCGGCTTCGCGAAGTCGACCATCAGCGAGCTCGCCCTCCTCTGGGCCGTGCTCTACGGCCACCGCTCCTTCGGCGCCATCTTCGCCGCCGAGAGCGACCTCGCAGCGAAAGCGATCAACTCCATCCGCACAGAGCTCTCCGACAACGACCTGCTCTACGAAGACTTCCCCGAAGTCTGCCACGCCGTGCGTGCCCTGGAGGGCAAAGCCCAGCGGTGCAACTCGCAGACGCATGCCGGCAAACGCACGCACATCCAGTGGAAGAAGGACACGCTGGTGCTCCCGACCATCGAAGGCTCGCCGTCGAGCGGTGCGATCATCATGAGCCGCGGCCTCACCGGCTCGATCCTCGGCCTCCGCTGGAAAACGCCCGACGGCCGGCAGCTGCGTCCCGACGTGTGCATCGTGGACGATCCGCAGACACGCGACAGTGCCCGCAGCCCGGTGCAGTGCCAAGCCCGGATGGAGATCCTGCTCAAGAGCGTGATGAAGCTCTCCGGCCACACGACGAGCATGGCGTGCGTGGTCAACGCCACCGTGATCGAGCACGGCGACATGGTCGACCAGCTGCTTGACTCCGGCAAGCACCCAGCGTGGCAGGGAGAGCGGATCCCGATGGTGCGTCACTGGGCGACGCGGCACGAGGACATGTGGCTCGAGCAGTATGCAACGCTCCGGCGGACGTTTGCGAAGGACCTCGTCGGCGACCAGGCCCGTGCCCATCGGGAGGCCAACGAGTTCTACCTTGCGAACCGTGCCGCGATGGACGAGGGCTGCCTCGTCTCGTGGGAATCCTGCTTCGATCCTGAGCGGGAAAACTCCGCGATCCAGCACGCGTACAACGCGTACCTCGACGACGGGCCGAGCGTGTTCGCGAGTGAGTTCCAACAGGAGCCGATCCGCGACGAGGGGGCGGCCGCCGGGATCTCGGCCGAGGAGGTTCGCGGGCGGGCGATCCACGTGCCGAGGTGGCTGGTGCCACGCGGGCTCGACACGCTCACCTGTTTCGTGGACGTGCAGAAGGAGCTCCTCTACTGGGCCGTTGTGGCGTGGGGCCACCAGTTCCGCGGCCACGTCGTGAGCTATGGCACCTACCCCGACCAGGGCCGCCAGTATTTCTCTCTTCGCGAGGCGAAGAAGACGCTGTCCCGCGCCCACGGCAACAACGTCGAAGCCGCGATCCACGCCGGCCTCGAGGCCGTGGCCGCCGAGATCCTCGACCGGGAGTTCGCCCGCGAGAACGACGAGGCCGTGCTCCGCGTCGGCCAGATGTTCATCGACGCCAACTGGGCACAGACGCAGGGCGTGATCAGAGACTTCGCACGCCGCTCAAGCTACGGCCCGCGGGTGCTGCCGACGCACGGCCGGTTCGTCGGGGCCTCCGGCCAGACGATCAGCGACAAGGCACCCGACCGCGGCGAGCGGATCGGAGCCAACTGGCGGACCAGCACGATCGGCAAGCAGCGGCATGTGCTCTATGACACGAACGCGTGGAAGACGTTCCTGGTGGCCAGGCTGAAGCTGCCGGTCGGAGATCCGCAGGCCCTCACGATTCACGACGGCAACCACGACATGCTCGCGGACCACCTCGCGAGCGAGGTGCCGGTGCGCGTTGAGAGCAAGATGAGGGCGTGCGACGAGTGGAAGCTCATTCCGGGCCGCGATAACCATCTTCTCGACTGCGTTGTCGGTGCCGCGGTGGCGGCGTCGTTCTCTGGGATCTCGGCCGTCGGGGCCGAGGCCAAGCCGGCAGTCACCAGGAAGGTGATCACACGCGAGGATCTCGCGGCCCGCCGGGCCGCCCTGCTTGCGAAGATGGGCAGGTAGTCCGCTATTTGGCCTCCGGTGGTCGCGTGGCAGTCTGCTGGTGGTTTCGTTTCTCCCACCAGAAAGGCACTCACAATGCGTTTTCTCGCCCTGCTCCTGCTGCTCGTCCTCTCGTCCGCCGCCGTGGCCGACACGAACGTCTACGCTCGCAACGTCACGATCAATTCCGCCCAAGACCACGCCCTGGTGCTCGCCAGACGCGGCACGCTGGTCCACAGTCACTGCGGCCAGACAGAGGGCATAGGTTGCGGTTCGACTCCGGAGTCGGCTCGTCGCAATTGTTGTTTTTTTGGCCGGAAGGTCATCGTCGACGAGGGCGTCGCATACTCGCCAACAACTCGCAAGTGGTTCGCCGTGATTCGCTACCGGTGACCCTCGCCGCCCGGCAGGACGGCAGCGGACTGATAAACCGTGTCGCCCACACCTGCCGGGCGGCTTTCTATTTCCTGTTGATTGCTTGTGACGCAATAAACGAGAAATACCATGCCGCACGTTCTCATTCGATTCCGACTCCCTGAAGAGCAGTCAGAGTTTGAAACTGCCATCCAGGGTGGCCGCGCGAGGTCCGCGCTGTGGGACATCGACCAGATGTGTCGCTCGCTCCTCAAGCACGGCTCGCCGACGCCAGCAGAACGCGGCCTCGCAGAGCGTATCCGAGCCATGATTCCAGCCGAGTTGCTCGAAGGTTAACCGGTGAACAATGGTACACTCATGGATAGCGGGCTATGCGTCCGCGTATGAGGTGCCAATGGCAGCCGCCGATGACGTTCTCGACGCTCTCGCCGCGAATCTCGCGCAGCCACAGCGTGCACGCACCGACGCCGGCGAAGTCGAGCAGCACGAGCTCGACAAGCAGCTTGAAGCTGCGAAGTGGATCATCCAGCAGCGCAATGCCATCACGGCCGGCAGCCCGTTCGCGATGATGCGACGGGCCGTGTTCACCTCCCCGGGGGCCAGCAGCTGATGGCCAAACGTGCCGCAGCCAAGCCGACGCGGGCTCGACCCACCCTCAAGCAGACGGTGGCCGAGCAGAAGGCCGTCATCAGCAAGCTGGTGCGGGCACGGTATGACGCTGCCCAGACCACCGAGCACAACCGCAACCACTGGTCGATGGCGGATTACTATTCCGCCGACGCGGCCCTGGCTCCGGAGGTCCGCCGGAAGATGCGAGCCCGTGCTCGCTACGAACGCGACAACAACGCGTATCTCGCTGGCATGGCCAGCACGCTGGCGTCCGACCTCGTCGGCACCGGCCCACGGTTGCAGCTTGACTGCGGCCGCGACGCAGACGCTGCGAGCGTCCGCCGCGTCGAGGATGCCGTGTTCGAGTGGTTCCTGTCGATCGACATGGCCCGCAAACTGCGGCTTGCCAAGCTCGCGAAGGTCACCGATGGCGAGGTCTTTGCCGTTGAGACGACCAACCGCCGGCTCCGCGGCGTGCAGCTGGACGTGAAGCTCATCGAGGCCGACCAGGTGACGAGCCCGGCGCCGGAACTCCATGCGTCGAGCGTCGATGGGCTGCGATTCGACGAGGACGGCAACGTCAGCGAATACTACGTGCTCAAGCACCACCCCGGCGCGACGCTGTCGGGATGGGTTGGCGACGGCCAGTGGTATCCGGCCGACAATGTCCTGCACTGGTTTCACGCATTCCGCCCAGGCCAGCACCGCGGCGTGGGCGAGGTCGTGCCTGCCCTCGAGCTCTTCGCCATGCTGCGGCGTTACACGCTGGCGGTCGTGACGGCGGCAGAGACGGCAGCAGACTTCGCCGCGATCATCAAGACAAACCTCCCGGCTGATGGGATCGCGACGGCCCAGCCAGCGTGGGAAACCATGCCGCTGATGCGTGGCATGGCCACGAGCATCCCTGACGGGTGGGATGCCCTGCAGATGAAGCCTGAGCAGCCGACGTCGACCTACAGCGAATTCGTGAAGCGGCTGATCAATGAGATCGCTCGCGCTCTGAATATGCCATACATCGTGGCCGCTATGGACAGTAGCGCCGCGAATTACTCGAGCATGCGAGGCGATTACCTCGTGTACCGAAAGCACCTGGCGTGCGAGCGGGTGGACCTCGAGCGTGTGATGCTTGACCCGTTGGTCGGCAAGTGGCTCGACGAGGCCGCGCTGGTGCCTGGCCTGATCCCCGACGGTCTGCCGCCGATTGCCGAATGGACGTGGCAGTGGACGTGGGACGGGTTTGAGCACGTCGACCCGAAGAAGGAAGCAGACGCGATGGAAACGCGTCTGCGGACGAACACCACGACGCTGGCTGCGGAATACCAGCGGCTCGGCCGCGACTGGCGGCAGGAGCTCGCGCAGCGGGCCGAGGAGGTCGCGCTCTGCAAGGAGCTCGGCCTGTTTGTCGACATGACGCCAGAGGTGAATTACGGCGGCGACCAGGATCCCAACGCAGCTGCCTCGGCGGCGCGGCTTGCCAAGCTTGAACGCGAAGTGAACGAGCTCCAAGACGCAGCGGAGGACCAATGTGGGACTTCGATGAATGGGACGACGACATCGAGGAGTTGATCGAATTCCTATGAAGCGAATCACAACCGACGCACAGTTTTCCGTATCAACTCCGGCTGTTGCTGCTGACGGCACCAGTGCCGGCGGCATGCCGCGGTTTGAGCTCGTCGGCTACACGGGCCGGGCGATCCGGCAGTCCTGGAGCCGCAATCCGCTGGTGGTCGACCTCGCTGGCATGGACACAAGCGGCAGCGTGGCCGTCATGTACGGCCACGACTACTCGCTCGAGGCGGCCATCGGCCAGGCGGACCGGAAGGACAACTCCGGCCAGGACCTGATCGTCGCCGGCGACGTGATCGGCGACGGCCCACTGGTCGAGAAGGTGCTCGGCTATGCCCGCCGGGGCTGGAAGTTCCAGGCGAGCATCGGCGCGGACGTCAACCGCATCGAAAACGTCGCCCCGGGCGAGATGGTCACCGTAAACGGCCGGGAGTTTACCGGCCCGATCTCGGTAGTGCGTGCCAGCACCCTCCGGGAAGTAAGCGTAGTTCTGTTTGGAGCCGATGCGTCTACATCGGCCGCTATCGCTGCGGAAGCGACAGGGGATGAGCTCATGGCGGACCACGCCAACGAAACGCCCGACGTCGACCAGCCGGTCGTCGCGGAAGGCACGGCGAGCGTCGCCGTGGGCAACGAGAACGTGACCGTAACGGCCGAAAAGCCGGAGGTGTCCGTGGACGAAATGAAAAAGACTCTGATGGCTGAGCTCAAGGCCGAGCTCCTCGCCGACATTCGGGCCTCCCGCCCGGCTGCCCCGGCGATTCACGTCGTGGCGAAGCCCGCCAACGACGCGAAGGTGGTGGAGGCCGCCCTTTGCATGGCCGGCGGCCTGACCGACGTCGAGAAGAAGTATGACGAACGCGTCCTTGAGGCTGCCCACGCCCGTCGGGGCGAGGCGACGCTGTCGCAGGTGGTGCTCGCCGCTGCCCGCGCCAACGGGTACGCGGAGGCCGGCCACAGGATCTCCGAGAGCAACTGCCGCCAGGTGCTGCGTGCCGCGTTCGCGACACACAACATCTCGACGATTCTCTCGGCGACCTACGGCAAGTTCCTCCTCGACGGTTTCACCGCGGTCGAGCAGAACTGGGACGCGATCGCCAGCACTCGCAACGTGTCGGACTACAAGTCTGTCACGGGCGTTCGGCTGACGGGCGGCTTCGAGTTTGAGGAAGTGGCCAACGACGGCGAGCTCCGCAGTGCAGATGCCGGCGAGGAAAGCCGCACCATCAAGGCCAAGCTGTATGGTCGGCTTTCGTCCATCTCGATGGTCGACCTCGTGAACGACGATCTGGGTGCCCTCACCCAGGTGAGCTCACGGCTCGGCTACGGGGCGGCGATCGGTCTGAACAAGGCTTTCTGGGCCGCGTTCGAGGATTCCAACAGCACCTACTTCGCGAAGGAAACCGCCGGCTCCGGCAATGCCTTCTCGATGACGTCGCTGAAGACGGCAGCCACCGGCTTCCGGAAGCTCAAGAATGCGGACAACAACCCGCTGGGCGTTCCGCCCAGCGTGCTGCTTGTTCCGGCCGAGCTCGAGGTGGCGGCGGCCGAGGCAATGTCCTCGAGCCTGCTGATCACCGGCTCCGACACGGTCCGCGGCAACGCGAACGTGTTCGCAGGCCGGTATCGCGTCGTGAGCTCGTCCTACCTGTCGAGCGCCAGCACCTGGTGGCTTGCAGCGGATCCGCGGGCGGTCCCGGCGATGGAGGTCGCTTTCCTCAACGGTCAGCGGCAGCCGATGGTTGAGTCGGCCGACGCCGATTTCAACACCCTCGGCATCATGGTCCGCGGCCACTGGTCGTGGGGCGTGGCCAAGGCCGAGAAGAACGGCTGCTACCGGATGGCGACGGCCTGAGCGTGACAAACCGTAGCCGGTCGGCGGCGTGCCCAAGCGCCGCCGACCGGCATGACGACCAAAACAGTTTTCCAATTTCCAGAAACGAGGTGATCAGTGTCTTACGAGTACGAAGGTGACAAGATCCGCTACACGCCCACCACGGGCGTTGCCGCGGGCGAAGCGGTGGTGGTTGGCTCGATCGTTGGCGTGGCCTCGCGGCCTATCGCTGCGAATGAGCTCGGGAATCTGAACGTGGAAGGGATCTTCAGCATCACGGCCCCGGCCGGCGTGATCGCGCAGGGTGCGAAGGTCTACCTCTACCAAGGGCAGGCCGTGACCGGCGTCACGGGCACCGCGATGGGCTTCGCTGCTTCGGCCAAGGCCAGCGGCGACGCAACCGTGAACGTGCTGCTCGTTCCCGGCGCCTGACGTTTCGCCCTTGGGCGGCTTGGGGGCCGTGCGGCCTGGCAATCGTGCCGGCCGCACGGCCTCGGTGGCTCTATTTGGAGTTCCTTCCTCTGTTGGTAACACGCAGTCATGCAGGATCTCATCTCGCAGGGCGCAGCGTGGTTCCGGCAGCAGGCCGACAAGCATCTTTCGGTGCAGGTCGAGTACCGCAGCACCGGCTCGCTTGTGCCGGTGTCCGTGCCGGCAATGGTCGGCATGACGCGGCACGACTCGATGGACCAGGCAGGCTCGATCACTCGCATTGAGAGTCGCGACTTCTTCATCTCTACCGACTACCTGTCGGCGGTTCCGAAGAAGGGTGACAGAGTGATTGAGCCAGACGGCAACGCGTATGAGGTGTTCGCACCCTTCAGCGGAAACGCGTGGGTGTGGGCAGACCGTCAGCAGAAGATCAGAAAGATTCACACGCAGCTGGTGCCCTAATGCCCTACTTCAGCATCCAATCTCCGACGAGCGGCAACGCCCTGCAGCTGCAGGGGCGGGCCGTCTCGGCCACTGGACCTACTGGTGGCCAGGTGCTGACGTGGGACGGATCGGCGTGGGCGCCGCTGCCTGGCGTCACTGGCCCAACTGGCATCGCTGGCGCTGACGGCCCGCAAATCTACAGCGGCACCACTGGGCCATTCTCGGGCCTTGGCCGCAGTGGCGACTGGTATATCGATTCAATTTCTGGCGTGCTCTACGGGCCGAAGGCAAACAACGCATGGGGCTCCGGCCTGCAATTGCAGACCGGGCAGCAGGGGCCTACTGGTCCGGTTGGTTTAACTGGAGCTACCGGGCCTGCAAACGGACCAACTGGAGCCACAGGTCCGACTGGCGCAGCGTCTGTCGTTGCCGGGCCTGCAGGCGCCACAGGGCCTGCAGGAGTTGGCGCGACAGGGCCGACTGGAGCGCAAGGACCGGCCGGTAGTTCGTCAAACCTCACGCTCTCCGACGCCACGCCATCAAATCTCGGCACGGCTGCGGCTGGCTCGTCGAACCTCGCAGCCAGGGCCGACCACGTTCACCTGCTGCCATCCCTCTCGACGCTGGGGGCGGCTGCTGCGGCGCACGGGCACAACTACGTCACCTCGCTCAACAACCTCACGGGCTCGCTGACGCTTGCCGCTGGCAGCAACATCACGATCACGCCAAGCGGCTCGACGCTCACTATTGCCTCGACGAGCAGCGGTGGAATTGGGGCGAACGATGCGCTGGATGGCGGGTTCTTTTTCGGCAACAGCGGGTTCTCTGCTTCAATCACGATCACGTCGCCGCCAACGAACAAAACTGCAAGCGGCGGCAACGCGACGTTTTCAACTACTGCCGTGGTTGAGCCGAGCGGCACGCTTTCGTACCAGTGGCAAAAAAGCGACAGGGGCGGTTTTTCTGCGACGGCGAGAACGCTGCCTTCTAGCGGAGATTGGTATAGCGTCACATACGGCAACGGAACTTTTGTTACCTTGGCTACGGGCGGCGCGAGCGCAGCGACAAGCCCAGACGGCATCACTTGGACACAGAGGACGTTGCCAGCCAGCGCAAGCTGGCAAAGCGTTGCTTATGGCAATGGCACGTTTGTCGCTTTGGCTAACAACCGCGCGGCGAGCAGCGCAGACGGCATCACTTGGACGAACAGGTCCATTCCCGCGTTTGGAATTTATTTGAGCGTTGCCTACGGCAACGGCACGTTTGTCGCCGTGGCTACTGATGGCGCAGTCGCATTGACAAGCCCAGACGGCATCACTTGGACACAGAGGACGTTGCCAGCCAGCGCAAGCTGGCAAAGCGTTGCTTATGGCAATGGCACGTTTGTCGCCGTGGCCTCGGGCGGCTCAATCGCAGCGACAAGTTCAGACGGCATCACTTGGACGCAGAGGACACTGCCTGCCAGCACAGGATGGCGCGGTGTTGCCTACGGTGGTGGCATGTTTGTCGCCGTTGGCTCGGGCAGCGCGATCGCTGCGTCAAGTCCAGACGGCATCACTTGGACTCAGAGGACACTGCCAGCCAGCGCAGGATGGCAAAGCGTCGCCTACGGCAATGGCACGTTTGTTGCCGTAGTTACCAGTAGCACCGCCGCAGCCACAAGCGAGGACGGCATTACTTGGACTGAAAGGTCGCTAAATAATTTTTCGGCGTGGTTCAAGGTCGCCTACGGCAATGGCACGTTCGTCGCCACAGGATCGACACACACAGCAGTGACCATGACAGTCTTAGCCAACTCCGCGTTTGAAAACGTTTCGGGTGCTACCTCCTCCACGCTTGCTCTGACGGGTTTGACAGCGTCCGTCGACAACGGCGACCTTTTCCGCGTGGTTGTATCAGCCGCCGGTGCCGCCAGCGTCACCAGCGCCGCCGCCACACTTACAGTCTCTTGAGGTGAACCATTCCCAATCGCATCAAGCCACGCAGATCGTACACCGCCAACTCCGTGCCGCTCACGAGCGACCTTGACACGCACGAGCTGGCGATCAACTGGGTGGACGGCAAAGCGTTCACAAAGGATGCCAGCGGCAACATCGTCAGCGTGACGCTCGGCGGCGGCGGCGGCGGCTCCGCGAACATCGTCGAGGCGACCACGGCGGCGGGCTTCCCGGCGACGGGGGCCAGCGGCACGTTGTACGTCGCAACGGATGCGAGCCGCGTCTATCGGTGGACGGGCAGCGTCTACGTGGAGATCGGCACTGCCGGTGGCGGCGGAACCGACTCGGAACTGCGTGCCCTGTTCGTGCCCGCCGCACCGACAAGCGTTACGGCGACCGGCGGCAACGCTCAAGCGGTCGTGTCGTGGACGGCACCGGCTGCACTGTCCACGCTGCCGATCACGGACTACACGGTTCAGTTCAGCACCAACAGCGGCTCGACGTGGACGACGTTCACTCGCGCGGCTTCGACGGCGACGAGCGCAACCGTCACAGGACTCACCAACGGCACGGCGTATGTGTTCCGCGTGGCGGCGGTGAATGGCCTTGGAACTGGCAGCTACTCGGCGGCGAGCAGCAGCGTGACGCCTGCGGCTGCTCCGTCGGTGCCAGTGACATACGCCAACCGCTACGGGCCGAGTGGTGCTAGTCACTCTGTCACTGGCACCACCACGGTTACGGCGGTGCTGAACGGGAACTCTGCATTTGCGAGCGACAACGCCCGGCTGTGGCTGCTCATCAATGTTACCGGCACACTCAGCTATACGGTGACTGCGAGTTCACAGGCTGGCTTTGACATCGGGCGGCTGCATATCACGTCGGCATCTCCATCCAGCAGCGCGGCGTTGACGGCCTTGTCGGGCGAGGTTAGCGGCACGCAGACATCGAGCGGCACTGCTTCGGTCACCGCCGGGCAGCATCTAGTGCTCGTGTACAGCAAGGATAGCGAAGATAGCGAACTCAACGACCGCGTGACTGCCACGCTCAGCATCGCATAGGAAAAGATCATGCCATTCAGCTTCCCCAGCAGCCCCAGCGTGGGGCAACAGTCAACGCAAAACGGACGCACCTATTCGTGGAGCGGCGCGGCGTGGGAACTCGTCGCCGCGAGCGGCGGCGGCTCTGATGCTCGCTGGGATTTGTTTTTGCCGCCTGCGCCGACAAGCGTGACGGCGACGGCTGGCAATGCGCAGGTGGCACTGTCGTGGACTGCGCCTACGGGCGTTCTTTCTCAGACACCAATCGTAGATTACACGGTGCAATATCAGCCAAGCGGCGGATCGTGGACAACCTTCACGCGATCTGTCTCGACCGCAACGAGCGCGACGGTGACGGGCCTGACGAATGGTACGGCGTACCAGTTCAGGGTGGCAGCGGTGAATGGCGTGGGCACGGGGGCGTATTCGGCGGCGAGCAGTTCCGTCACGCCCGGCGCGACCATAGAGGTCGTGGTGGTCGCTGGCGGAGGCGGCTCTGGCACGTCTGTCGGTGGCGCTGGCGGAGGCGGCGGCGTGG